ACCTTAGTTCTATACTTATGAGTTCCACCATTAGATCCAAAACAGTGTATATTAGATTCTGGGGGCAGAAAACAAACAGGATGTTTTGGTGCTATGTCGTTGCTAATGTCTTGTGAACTAGCGTCGGCAAAATGAGATGAAAAAGTAGTATCGTACTCTCCCTCAGAAGGAATATCAACCGATGAAAATATAGTTTTGTTCATCAAATTTATAGTGTAATCCACCTGTCGCTTTGTTAAAACTCCGCTACATCCTTTACTAGTTCCTGTGATACCTCCTAAATGAAAACCCGCAATAAAAGCAGGTTTAGTGTCACTTACCCAAACACTAGTGCACATACCATTAAAAGTCACACAATTTTCTAAATCATACAAATGACCCATGAACTGTGCCCCTTCTGGCCCTGTGTTTTGCTCACCATAATTTAAATATGCTGTGTCTTCGTTAAGTTCACACTCTTTATTTCTGTAAATGAGTGTAGCAGGAAGAGATCTCAACATGTCAATAGTAGGAAAATAATCTAGCACTTCTCTCCGTGGCATGCTATTTGCAACATAATATATGCACAAATCGGTGCCTTCAATGTGTCGCCAAGCAGATCTCGAATAAAAATAAGACTGTGTATGGTTGTTTGTAACATGCCCATCAAACTGACTTGGTTGAGATTTAACAATAATAACTTCGTCACTCTGTTTCTCAATCAATTTCATAAAATGATGAGGTACTATAAAATAGTTCTGTTTAATAAAAAAACCATTAACAAACTTAGTTCCAGCAATAATTAAAACGACATTACTTTTAACCTTATCCTTCAAATCTTTTGAAACATGCGTATTAGGAAAACCCACGACTTTTGATATATGTGGTTTAACCCACACATTCTTTTTCTGTGCATTATGATCTAACTCTTCCATACTTAAAGGTGTCAAATTGCCTTGTGGGGAAATTTGCTTTTTCAACATTCCCCAAAAATGTTTCATAAAAAGACAAAAGATCAAACTCATGGACAAAATAGAACCGACAATGTATTTACCATCATTAGTGCACCATTTAAAATAATTGTCGTACGTTCTTAAAAAATATCTGTACTTCACCAAAACATGAACAGAAATTACAGACCATAATCCAAAAAAAGGTAACGATAATGGTGCCAGTGAACATGAAATAACTCCTAATGCAATGTTTC